TTACCGATCTTTGATATTATTCCATATTCTTTGCTTAGTCTCTTCATCATCTGCACTAGGTATATTTTCATATTTTTTAAGCGTGTTTCTTAGTGCATCATCTAACGATTTATCTTTCTGCTTTTTCTTCTTTAAGTTCTGCATTATCTTCTTGATGTTAACCATTCTGTCCCACTCCTGTCAAATTATGTATTTAGTTTATGTCTGGACTATTAATAGAACTATAGTACTCCCCCACTCCTGTTTTTTTGTTGTCCTTTACACGAATATATGTTCGTGTTATTATAATATCAGGTGATAAAACATGAAAGTGTATTTAAAAAAGATTAACTGTTTGGCTTGGAGTAATAAAGAAGGTAATATTGAGCCTATCAGATTTGACTTTAAAGGTAAAACATATGGTCACATTCAGATTTTATATCATACAACCAATAAGATTGCTGGTAATCCACAACATATATTTGGTTGTATTGCTGAATGTAATAATAGGAAATATGAATGTGAACTTAGATATGAAGTTAAGACTTGTATATGGTATTTATATAAAATATAATCTATCAACTAAAAATTAAATTTACTGAGTAAATTAATAATAGAGAGCCTAGCAGCTCTCTATTATTAATCTAATTTTATCTATTTAACTTCAATGAATGCATCCGTTAGTTTTATATATTGCCCTTCTTTTAAATCAATATATGCGTTATTTTCAAAGTTATCATTAGTTACAATAGTTTCAAGAGTATGACTACTATCTGTTGTCACTTCATAATAACCAAATCCCATTACACTATCTTCCTTCATATTAATTTTGTACTCACCTGCAGGAATATCCACACCAACTTTATACATGCCTTGCTGATATTTATTATCAATAGGTTCGTAAGGTTCTTTATCTTCTACAGAAATAGCTACAGCATTCTGTAATTTAAGATATTCTCCCTCGTTAATAGTCAAATAGCTATGTGTAATAATATTATCATTAGCTATAATGCTATCCAATTCACCACTAGAATCTTTGCTGATTTCAAAATAGCCACCTAATATATTTCCTTTAACTTCTATAATATATTCTCCACTAGGAATATCAGTTCCAACTTTATATGTGCCAGCTTTATAGCTTTTTACTTCTTCCTCTTTTTCTTCTTTTGTTGGTTCATTTTCTTCTTTAGCTACTGCTAAGTCTTCCTTTTTCTTATCTAATGATTCTTCTTTTTTACTTACTGGTTCGGTAGTTTCCATAGATGTTTTCTGCTTCTCTTTATCATCAGTAGCATTATCTGAATTACCACCCATAGCTGAACCAATAATTGCTATAAAAATTATAACAACTACTACAATAAACCATTTTCTTTTGTAAATAGGTTTCTTCATGTTTTTTTCCTCCAATAATTTGATACAATCATTTTATACCAAGTCGGGAATATTTTCAAGATATACATTTTAATTATCTTATTAATGATAATAACATAATTACTAGCTAACATGTTCATCATTATTATTAATAAAGTCTTGTTCTTTTCCTTCTTCAACATCTTTTGAATTTGGTTTATACTCTTCTCCAGCTTCTTTTGATACCTCTTTAAAGATTGATACAAGAACCCAACAAATTTTAATTATATCAATAACAAATGCTACCAGAATAAATTGTAAAATATATAAAATCCATCCTTTAAGTATATAGGAATTATCAATTTTAATTATAGTACTTATGTAAAAGCATACTATTACTAACAAAGTTCCTTCTAAAATTGGACTCAAAAAGCTTTTCGATAATAAATTATAAGTATCATTAGAGCTTATATATTTTACTATTCTAGTTTGGATTAGCCCAAGAATTATAGCAATTATCGTTATTAAAAAGCCTAAGATTGTTACTATTGTTCCAATTAAGGAACTTATAAAAATATCAAATCTTGAAAATTCTAAACTATTAATTTTAAAAATTAAAGATGTAACAAGTAAAATAGTAGCTGAAATAATATGTGGTAATACGATACTTAATGTAACTTTAATTTTTTCCATTAACTCACCACCACTCTATTAATAAATTGTATTTGTTACCTTTCTATATAGATATTTTTTTCTCATTACTTTTATTACACGTTTATGTGTAATAACATTTATTCTATCATATTCAAAAGTATCATTATCACGTCTTCTATCATCTAATAAATCTACTTTTTCAAATTTTGGTTCTTCACCATAGCTCATATTCACTTTTAACTCAGATATATCCTTTTCATCATAAAGTTCTTTTATAAAGCAAGAACTTATTCCAGGATCTAACGTTTTCTTTCGTTTCCTTCCCATAGATATTTCACCCTTAAATGTAGTTGCTGCTATTCCGTCAAATGTTTTAAACATATTTCGTAAAGTCCTGCTTTTGATACCTGTATTTACTGCTACACCAAAATTAATACTTCTGTAATTTGCATTTTTATTTATCTTATTTATTTTATTATCAGAGATTTTTATAGGTCTAAGAGAAATAATGCTATCTTTTCTAATATATAAATTATTTAAGTATACCTCAATACCTCCAGGGGATATACTTAAATTATTCCTTTGCATCATTAATATGCAATTTTCTTTATCATAAAGGATACTAAGCGATTCGCCAACATACTTATCACTATCTAGTTTTATCACCTCAAATTCACCTTCTTCATCAGCTATTCCAGGTAATAAAGCATCCCTAAGTCGTAATAATTGAATATCCCATATTTTATTTGATCTATCATAATTTATTTCATGAAACCTAGCTGAATCTCCCATAGTTGGTCTTACTGTTTTCTTTGCTTGTCCATCATCTATAAGTTTTTTTGCTTTCTCTAATAATTTTGTAATATCAAAAGCTTTTTCTTCTGGTTGCTTTCCTTTACGTGATTTCAGTATTCTAACTTCAAAATAATCAAAAAATATTTTTTTCTTTTTCATGTTAATCAGTCCCTTCTAAAGTATATATTAACATGAAAACGCTAAAAATAATGTTATATTATGTCGTTTACTAAAATAATCTTAATAATTAGTTATTATTAATTCTTTATATTCCTTATCTTTATTTTTATACTTAGTTCGTAAATTGTGGGGGCGACTAATCGCTTCAACATTATAGTTTTTGTATAATTCACGTATATGCTCACAGTCGTTGTAAGCTAATAGGAATTTCCCTTGTACGTTATCTAATGTTTCCTTGAGTCTTATATGATCTTCTGTCTTGAACTGCACTTGGTAATACTTTTCAGTACCATAATAAGGTGGGTCCAAATAGAAAAAGGACTTAGGCTTATTATATGTTTTTATAATTTCCTTAAAGTCCTTATTTTCAATAACTACCTTTGATAATCTCTCCTCTACCCTTTCCAGGTGTTTAACCATACTAGATACGTCCTTTTTCACGCATCCATAACTCTGTAATTTAGCTCCGTAGCTTGTTTTAATGATCATAAAGAAACGTGCAGCTCTTTGTATATATGTCATATTTGGTTTGATATAACTTTCTTTAAATTCGTTGAACAATTCTCTTAAATTAAGGAAGAACTTCAATTCTCTTTCTAACTCTGGACGATGGTACTTAACGCACTTAAACAAGTTTACTAGATGATTATTATAATCATTGTAAATCTCTGTTTCAGAATGACGTTCACTGTGGAATAATACCCACCCAGCACCTCCAAACACCTCTATGTACCTATTAAATTCTGTATCTGGGAATCTCTTCACTATTTCCTTTTTAAGATTGTTTTTTCCACCCATCCAACTTATAAAACTTCTCATGTTATCCAATCCTTTCTGTCAAATTCTAGTTTATTTCTAGTCCATTATTTTGTTAACCCCATATTGATATTATTGTGGTTTATCTAATGCAGTACTTTTACCAAAATAGAAAGATACTACCATAAGTATTACGCTATAAGATTTATCTGCATCAATACTACCAGTAATACTTAATGCTATAAATAATACAACAACTAATATAGCTATTATTTTTCTGACCTCTAACAATGAAGTTAATTTTTCTTTCATTAATAAACACACCTTTCTTATAACAATTTTTCTAAATTATATTTTTTAACCAGGTAATGCTCCATTCTTTCAAAGAAAACCATTAATTGCTCTTCTGTCACTATATTCTTAGCCCCTTTACCGTCATTGACTTCTTCAATCCTGAACTTATTCCATGCATCTCTAGCCCATGGTGAAACATCTTCTGTATTAAAACAATCAAGATAATATTTACCGTAGCGTTGTTGATAACGATTCTGTAGAATCTCAGGTATCCTACTCCTATCTATTATGATTTTGCCTACATAGACACCTTCTACATATCTCCCGTTCTTATAACATCCTAGAATGTTGACTATTTTGTCAAAATCCTCTTTTTCTACGGTTTGACACCCAGTACTCCAAGCCCATTTATCACTATCATTAACACTTCTATTATGTAGATTAATGCCACTAGAAATACTTTTATATTCTACATAATCTTTACTGTTTCGGATTACAGGTACACTTTCCCCTCCCCGCTCTAATTCAAAAGCTTTTATTCTTTTGCTTCCATGTAGCTTAGTATATAATGAATATATTCCTACACAGACAGTAGGAGTTTTAGATCCACTATTAAACCTACCCAATGGATCCATAGGAATGTCTGGAAGAGTACTAGCATTTTTAGTAAGGAATATTAATTCTCCATTCTTAAATATTCCAAGTGCTGCACCCATTCTTCCTAATGAATGTAATTTTGTTGCCAAACTATTTGGTTTCCCTCTATAATCTCCAAGTCCTTCTGCCAAGATTGTTACAAACTCTTCTTGTTTCAGTTTTGGAAATTTTATTATATATGAATTATATAATTCTATTATTTTATTCATAATCATTCTCCCCTCCAACTTTTTCAACTGTATCTTTAAGTTTAATGAATGCCTTGCTTAAAAAGTTTGGTATGGGTACACCAATTCGTCCCAGATTCTCTATTAGGCTTATTGCTTCTGTACCAATTAACCAACACGTTACAACTAACGTAAATATACCTTTAAATCCTAGTTGTATTCCTGCAGCTGTATTTCCCATATAATAGATAATATAATCTAAAAGTATAGCCAATCCCACAAGTATAAGATATCCTATTTTTTTACAAACACCAGTAAAGCCTCTTTTAAAGTTTATCTTACCAAGAGATTTACTCGAGTCTATTTGTTGTTCTATATAACTAGCTAATACTCCTGTTGCATAATCAACAACCATTAAAATAGCTAATACTATTACTAATTCTGTAACAGAGTTAGCAATAAAAGAAAATATTGCTCCACACATTGCAAAAAAACCTCTGCCTCCATTTACTACTGCTTTTTCATTCATATTCATCATTCCTTTTCTTATTTTTTATATAATAAAAGCCGGGTTTAACCGACTTTTTATTAAGCTATCATATGAAGTTTATATTGATTATGTATAATATTAGTATTAAGTTTTGCATATACCTGTGTAGTTTTAGGACTTTCGTGTCCCAATAACTCTTGGACCACTTCAAGCTTGGCACCACTTTGTAATAACACTGTTGCAAAAGTATGCCTAAGAAGATGTGGAAAAACCTTTATATTAACTCTTTCTCCTATAGTTGTTATTTCTTTTTCAATAGCCCTAATTTTAAGATAACTGTAAGGTTTTCTCGTACTTATAAATAGATAATCAATTTGATCAATTCTACTCAATAAGTATTTTTGAAGGTGGTACTTAGCCTTATCTGTAAAATAGCATATTCTTTCTTTTCGTCCTTTACCTACAACCTTAAGCTGTAGTCTAGACCAATCAATGTCACTTATCTTCAATCCTACAACTTCATCAACTCTGCACCCTGTAGCAAGTAAAAACTCAAATATAGCTCTTTCTCTTAGGGTTAAGCAAGCATCTCTTAATACCTCTATTTCTTCAAGCTTTAATGGATTTCGTAAGTTCTTATCTCGTTTAGGATATTTAATATTTTTCATAGGATTTTTATGTATATATTCCTGGTCATATAGCCATGAAAAAAATGTTTTCAAACATGCTATATACGTTTCGTAAGTACTGGATGCTTTTCCATCCATTAGAGTAGCCAAATACATTTTAATATCTATTTCAGTTATACTTGATATTATTCTATAATGTGATTGAGCAAACAAGTCCAATATATACTTGTAATTCTTAAGCGTTTTCATGCTGAGACCTTCAAGCTTTTTGGTAGCTAGAAAATAATAGATCATATCCGGAATATCAGTTGTAGTGACTTCATACTTTTTCGATGCTAATTCATAATCATTTAACACTACCTCAATAGCATCTTTCAGAATGACAGTATTTACTAGTGGCTCAATTTTAAGTATTTGATCTACAATACGAATTACTACCTCATTATTCAGTTTTTGAGAATTCAAAACAAAAATACCTCCTTTGAGGACATTGCCCCAAGGAAGGTATTATGGTATAATAAACTTGTCCTTAGGGACCGATTGAGGGAGTCTGAACTTTTAGCGGAGCAAAGGCTCCCTCTTGTTATGTCCGTTCTTATTTTGTTCTTATTTTGTTACTTATATTATACCAAACATTTGTTCTTTTTTCAACGCAAACCCTTGATTTCATGAGGTTTTATTGTGCAAATCAGTATCCTATGACGCACTAACTTCACCTAAAATCATCTTCTTTTGTTCTTCTGTAATCCATCTTTTATCTACAGCTTTAGCTAATCCAGTTTCGTTAATTAAACCTTGTTTATATAGAAAAGTTAATCGTTCAAACATATATTATACCCCCATTAATGAATCGACTAATAATTTGTCAATTATTTTTTCTTGTTCCATTACCGTTTTCTCAAGATCAAATGGTTCTTGATAGTTTTCATTGACTATAAAATTACCGTCTACATATTTATATTTATATGGCTTTACATATTCTGGTGCAGTTACATTCTTATACCATATAGCGTCTAAATACTTAGGATATAAAATGTGATTAACAACATCAATAAATCCATCAGCTACTTCTTCTATTTTCTCTAAACTTATAACAATATTTTCTTTATCAACTAATATCATAAATTACCTCTTTCTACCATTGTTGGATTTTAATTATATTTCCGTCAATTCCATTTTGCATTGCAACTCCATTAGTATTTTTACAAGCCTTTAATCGCTTGATATTATGTGTATTATATTCTGTTGGTTCTGAACAACAACAATATATTTCATCTGTACATACCTTTATTACGTTGGATGATGTAGATAATCGCACATCACCCAAATTATCTGCGAACCTTTGATTAATCTTAACAACAACTTGTTCCTCTGTAGTTACGATATCATAGTCTATGATATCGTATCTATCAGATTTAAAATATTCAGCTAACATTCTTAAATTCCCATTTTTTAATTCCACAACATGCCTTGGGTATCCTGTTAAAGAAACACTGTTACCACACAATGTCGCTATTGTATAATCATTATTAAATTTATATACACTCACAGTAGAAGTACTATCTATATTTACCACTAATAATGTATGAGAATCTAGTAATTTAAAAAATGGTTTTGAATACTTACTTTCTTCAATATTTACTTTAACCATGTTGGTGATAGAGCCTTCTATTACCGTAAAAATCCAACTATATGTATAATTGTAGGTTGCTGTGCTTAAAAAATGTGTCTCGTCTAACTGTTTATATGTAGAACAATTCGCTCCATTTCCTAATCTATTACCACTTACTGGAACATAACTACCTACCGTAACCGAAGTTGGACTAGTAATAGTTAACATTGCATATTGATTTGTTTTATTATCAAAATAGTCATTATGCCCCACTAATATAACATGATTTTCGTCTACAATTACAAAATTACTAGTTTTCATCTGTTGATATGAATAATCAAAAGAAAATTTATAATGGTTAATTATGGTATTTGTTGCTAAATCAAATGTTATTAAAGCACCTTCCCTTCCATAAGAGACTATTGCTCTATTTTCTGATATACATGCACCACACAAACAACTATTAGTGCTTGTTGCAATTGTAGTTTCTTTTGTAAAAAATCCATTATCATCAATTTTAACTATAGATATAGTGTTATAATCAGATAACAAAAAATAATTTTCATTTATCTTAATTATATTACATCGTTTACTACTATCAGCCAAGCCGTATTGACCCACTTTATCAATCATTGATATGGCTGGAGATACAGTATCACCCAAAACTTTTACTAAATCACCACTTTTTATAGATGTATCGCTTTTAACAATGGCTAACCTTTCTACTGCATCCTCAATCTTTATGCCCCCACCTTTAGGAGCATAAGTAAAAAAATCTGTTTCTTCTACCACCTCAACAAAACCTTTGCTTAATTCTATGACATTGACATTTTCTATGTCTTTTAAAATCTTTTCTGTAGTTCCACTATCTAGTGATATTGTTATGTCACCACCACTTAGATCACTATTAAGTTTAAAGAACAACCTTTTTGTATCAGATTGTCTTTGTAGTTGAATTTGAGTTCCTACTATTGTAGGTATTTGATAAGTATCTGAATCACTTTTATAGTTCGCAATATCAGCCATAGACGTACTAATTTCATTCACAGCATTAACAATATTATCCTTGTTATTAGTAATCAAATTAGCTTTATCCCCTATATCCTCTACAGCATTATTTATGTGATTATGATTTTCTTTAATCTTAGTATCAATAATATCAAAATTGCCATTAATAACATTTATATCTGCAGTTTCATTTTCAGAAGGCTTAATTAAATTATAATTACTTGTTTTTTCTGCCAACTATATCACCTCTCTTATTTTCAAATTTTCCCATGTATTAGTTTTAATCTGTTCCCAAGTTAACTCTTTTACACTATTCCATGTGTTATACAAATATTCAAAACTAAAATTTAAATGAGCTGGTTTAATCTCTTCTATGCTAGACTTTAGATATTCAACATTACCAGGAATACCCTTTATGTCAATGAATTTAATTACAAAACTATAGTCATTGGCATTTTCTATTATATCTACCTTGCCATTAACAAAGCTTTCACATACATTTTTAATCATATCTTTAGTTACTGTTCCTGTACCTCTTAATCGTGTCTTTATTCTCGCTCTTCTATTTTCTAAGCTTTCTTTTGTGTCAATCTGTAATGCTAATATCTTTTCCCAATAGTCTAATCCCCAAGTTGCAGTATCTATAAAAAGCTGCTTTAAAACATCATTTATGCATTGTTTAACTTCTATGTTTTCATTAGATAAGCTAGCTTGAATATTTTTAACTTCCTGTGACTCATAATAGAAGCTAGGTAGATATTTAATTAAATCCATGTAATCACATCCTAATTGATATTAATTGTTCCTACAACTTGTATCTCTTTTTCTGGAATAATAATGTTGCTAGTTGTTCCATTGATTTCAAAACTGGATACTGTTTTTATTCCTTCAATTTCATAAAATAGACTCAGACATTTGAAATAATCAACAATATTTACCTTAAACACACTATCAGTAATATATTTATTAAATTTGTATTCATATTCTTTCTTAACTAATTGTAGATCAGCATTGGTATTTAGTACTATTACAGCTGTTACATTTATTTCATTCTCTTCTGGTGGACTAACTGTAACTATAGCCCCTATAGGTCTTTTTTCTTCTATTTTAGCTATTATTTTATTTATAATTGTTTGATTGGGGCATTTTTTGTCTGTTGTAATAGGTACAATTTGTACTGTTCCATTACCATTCCAAAGTGGGAATACTTTAGCTCCCCCAACTCCATCTATCTCCATAGTCCATAGCTTATAATGTTCTTTATTACCAGAAGTTGCAGGAGTTCTTAATCTTAACAATAGCCTAGACAATAGTTCTTCATCTGTTTCTACATCTGTACCACCAACGGTTGCTTCTTTATTAATAATGCTTATTATGCCATTAATTCCAACAGATAAAGTATTTATTGTATTCGCTTCTACATTATATTTACTTCCAACATCTACAGCTTTTACATTTATATCTACTGTAGTTGTTCCTATTGCAATAGTTTTTTCTTCTATAGTGACATAATTAAGAGTAGTTGTAGTTATTAAAGTGTTTATTGGTATTACTGTATTTTCTAACCCTGAAAAACTTACACATCCTTCTGAATAAGTTCCATTTTTCCTATATATACCATATTCGCTACAGCGTTTCTCTAAATCTTCTTTAGTCATATCTTCTAAAAACATAGTAGATAATAACTTTTCTAATTCTACATATACACTTTCAAATTCCATAGAAACTGGACTAACCATGTCATTTACAAAAGAACCTTCATTCTTATCTATGCCATGTATTTTACTTAGTATCCTTAGTTTTATTTTTTCATAATCAATGTTTTCATACATTATAGAATCACCTCTTTTCTCTCAGTTAATGATCCATATTCTGTATTGATATTAAATTCTATAAAGGTTTTCTTTTTTTTCGAAGTAAGAACAAAATTATCTACACTTGTTATATGTTTATTTTGCATTAATCCTTCTGTAATTTCCTTAATGATTTCTACTTTATTTAGATTACTTAGAGTTTTACCAGTAAATTGCTCTATGTCTAGTGCATAATCCCATGTATAAATTATGTGTTCGTATCTTTCAGTATGTAATACTTTCCAACACCAAACCTTAATTGCTTCTAAACCTTCTACTACTACAAAATTCCCATTAAATAATAAAGGTTTATTATTTTCATAATCCCATTGTATATCTTTATAAATCCCTTCTACAGCTATTTCATTATTTACTTCATTACTTTCATTAAAAGCTTTAATCTCTTCAGGAAAGAATGGGAATAAAGGTTCTGACTTCATTTTACTCACCCCACAATACACAATAGTACAAATAACTGCTTATCATTGGTTATAAGTACCACATTATCATTTACTTTAAAAACATCTTCTAAATTTTCTACTTCGCACTCCTGCATATCACCTATTTTTATTCTTTTAACATTACCTTTTAATAAGTCTTTATTAATTAGCAGATCATCTCTATCCAACTGTAACTGACCTATGTCCACAATAAAAGGAGATATAGATATTACTTTACCTATATAAAAAAGTTGATTCTTATTCTTTGACATGTTCGCAATGTTAGCTGCCAATGCCATAAATTGATTATCCTCATTATTCACTATATCCCTCCTCATGCTTTTAATTTATTAGTATATATACTATAGTCCTCTTTGTCTTTCTTAGTCTTTTTACTTGTATTCTTTCTATAAGTAATGTTTTCTACTAAGGTTCCATCATTCTTTTTATCCATTACATTTTTAAGGTTTAATACGAGTTTATTAGTATAAAGTCCGTTTTTCCAAATATGTATATCCTCATCAATAAAAAAAGTACAATAAAGCCCTGTAATCGGCTCTTGTACTATAACACCATAACCAGTAATAAATGTTACATCTCCAAAATTGGTAACTGTAATTTTCTTTTCAGTATTTTTCAATTTTGCTGTAGCTTTTGTATTGTAATCAATTTTGTCATCTTTTGATAACTTAATGTAATCATTCAATATTCCATACATTTTGATACTATCATCATTTTTTACAACTTTAATTATCTTGTCTTTGTAATTATAAATATCAACTCTGTTTATTACATTATCTAAACTTTCGCTTACATTACTACTGATTAAATTGGATTGTTGCTTTATTTCATTAGATACTAAATGCCCCTTTTCCAATATATTAAGCTTATTCTCATTAAACATACAAAAATATTTCTTGTTATCAGTAGCTAATGTATAAGCAGCCATTATAATATTATAAAGATTTTCATTTATAAAGTTCCTATTTATTTTAGTATTACTATTAGTTAATGTGCCAACTGGTATATTGAAATCGTTGCATATTTTTCTAACTATATTAGGAGCTGTAATGTTTCTGAATTTGTATGTATGTGTGTTTTTCTTCAAATATATTCCATAATCCTTACAATTAATATTTACTACTACATTATCACTATTTTTACTCTTATTCCATACTATTCCATAAAACATTGTATTATTATTTTCAGTAAGTCTAATAGTATCTCCAACAGAAACGTTAATTGATAGTTCATCAATACCAAACTCCAATTCTCTACAACAACTCCTATATTCTCCATTCAATGTAACTGTTGTTACTGCATTGGAAATATCAGTAGAACCTTTATTATTTATTAGATATATATCCAAAAAATCCCTCCTACGGAATAGTTAAAACCTGATTCGGATAAATAAAATTTGGATTTTTGCCTATTATAGCTTTATTAGCATTATATATATCTCTCCATCTTTTAGAATCACCATAAACTATTCTAGCAATCTTTATAAGGTAATCTCCTTCTTTAACAGTATAGCTACTTTTTATATTCTTATTGCTTGTTCTTAATGCTCTATTTATAACTGTGCTAATTATTCTTTGTCTATATTCTCTAAATATAAGACTATATAAAATATCTCCAACCGTTTCTCCATCTTCCATGTAACTAATTGATTCAATATAAAACTGTAAGTCTATCTTGACATCTAAATCTTTAGCTATTACAACTCTTACAATATCTTTATTATCTATCCATGTTTTAATTAAATTAACATAATCCATTGAACATTTTATTGTATTTATAGGCAATGATTGTGATTTTAAATAATGTGACTCATTAACACTAAATAAACCTTCCAAACTAAATGTAATAGGAGTATGGTGTGTAGGAATATTAATATCTCCAAAATTAGTTAGCCTTACTGTTTCAAATTCATTTTTATATTCTACTTTATATTTTTCTGGTGTAATCGGTAATGTTAAAGTCAAATTCTTATCTATATTTTTAATAAAAAAATCTATATTAATCACTTCCTATGCTATTTTTTCCATCGCATTATTTATTTTAGTTACAACTAAATTAGCTAATGCTTCATCATCTCTACCATTACCATTAATATTGATTGTTAGATTTTCTATCTTACCGCCTTTACTCTTATTCCTTAATTGCTTTGCTTCATCTGCTGTTAAAACTTGTTCATCTTCATGGAGTAGTGCTGGATAATTATCTACTGGAACTCTGTTAATTCCTGAAGCATGTTTGTTTTTGCTATAATTATATGCATATCTAGTATATCTTTCATATCCATTCATATTCAAATTAATACTAGATTTAGTCTCAGCAGTTTTTACACTATCCCAACCTTTGTTAAACTGTTCATGCATTTTTCTGCCGAACAATACATATTCTCCACTATCTGCTATATACTTTTGAGTGGCTTTTAACCTAGATAATTCTGCTTCATGCAATTTCTGCATTTCCGGACTATTGTTCCATTCTATCATAGCCTTTGTCTGTGCATCTGCAAGTATTTTTCCAATCTCAGCTCCATCACCTTTTGCTACTGCTTTTCTATAATCTTCACTTTTTTTTGCACTTTCTATTGTACTACGTATCAATTCTTCTTCTTTATTCTTAAGGCTAGCTTTATATTGTCCAATATATTCTCTATCTTTAGTTTTTAACTGCTCCAAATACATAATTTCAGCTTTAATACCTTTTTTTCGCTCCTGGTTAAACCCATTACCTTCGGCTCTATCACCTCTAGATTTTAAGTCAGCTAATGTGGACTCTAATCCTGAAGTAGTCTGTGAAAACTCCTCCATAGCACCTTTATATTTTTCTCCTACTGCATCAATTATCGTCCTAGCTGTATCTGCACCATCAATAGCACCTTTAGAAATCATTTCATAAACTTTAGCTTTTGTTGTTTCCATTTTTTCTGCTAAAATTCCTACCGCATCAATTCCTTTATCTTGTAGTATATTAATATTTTCTAAAGTAGTTTTCCCACTACTTTTCATCCTTCCTAATGCGGTTATAGATGCTTTTTTACCATCCGAATTTATACCTAAAGCAGAAAATGCATCACCTAGCTTTGTTAAATTAGGGATTATTTCATCTTGATTATAACCATATGTCATCATACCCTTACTAAGACTTAATAGCTCTACCTGCTGAAAAGGTGTCTTGCTAGCAAACTTCTCAGTAGCATCAATAAAATTATTTGCCTTATATTTCCCACCAAGTATAGTTTTAAATGCAATAATATCATTCTCTCGTTGTTTAGCTAATTCTTTGCCATTTTGTAATCCATCATTTGTAAGTTCATCTACTTTACTATATATGGACTTAACTTCATCTCTAAAATAATTATCTTTATCCTTTTTCTCTTCCGTGAAAGCATTTATAACACCTGTACCTAAACCAATTACACCACCAATGGCAGCACCAATAGGACCACCTACCATTCCGCCCATAAAGACACCACTTAATGTACTGGATATAGCACCACCAATCTCATTGCCTAGTCTATCACCATACTTAGATGTTAAAGTAGCACCCATATAATTTCCCATTGAATTCCCTAGTTCTTTTAGCATTCCTGCTTGAACTAATTGTTTAGCAATATTAGGATTATTGGAATTATAGTTATTAGGATCATTTGCGTTTCTGCTTCTTGTAGTATGTAAATCCTTTTCAGCTTTGTTAGCATCATTAATAATTTTATTGTATCTTTTCATGCCCTCTGACATTTGATTTATTTCTTTTTGTTTTTTTATAAAAGCTTCTTCGCTGCCTTCTTTACCTTGCTTTATCAATTTATTTAGCTCTTTTAGTTCTTCTTTTGCTTTCCTGGCATCTAATTGCAACTTTGCTTTTTCACCAAAAGCCTTATCTTGAATTTTTCTATAGTCAGCTATATCTTTCCCAAACTCATTTACTTTTTGTTTCATTTGTAAGATAGATTGGCTTAATTGATCCTGGGACTTAAATACAATACTTATATCCTTACTCACGTACTTTCCTCCCTACTTACAATATTTATTCCTGAATGCTGCTTCAATAAAAATTTTATTTATTCTGCTTGTTTTAAGAAAATCTGAGGGAGTTATATGTAGCTCTTCTAAACAATATCTTAATAGATTAGCTCTATAATCTCCCTCTTTTATTAGTTTTTTATTTCTTTTACACTCTCTTCATCAAATCCACTTAAACTACTTATCTTTTTATATAAATTAAATATCTCTCCAGCATTAAATAATTTATTAACTATTTTCAACGGATCTTTAATATTAAATTTATTTAATAAAATAGGATCGGTTAATTTCTTACCTTCTATAGTTACAGCTTTAATAATATACTTCTCATAAATATTATCGCCTTCTATAATTTCTAATTCCTGTGATGTTAATGCTCTGATATCAAGTATAAGTTTTTCACCTAATACTTTACTCAATCTATTAATCTCTACTGTAGTCTTGCTTAATTCGCTTATCTTGTTTATGTCAGTTTCTAATAAGATATCCAAAATACTTTTGTTTTCCATTATTTTTCCCTCCTAAAATAGACTAGGAATAATCCTAGTCTTAACTTAATGAATCAAGTAATTCAGCTTTTTCAAATTTGAATGGTTGTGATGTTTTACAAAATTCTCCACTTTTCCAATTAGCTAGATCAAGCTCTGTAAACTGAACACCATAAAGTGCAATTCTCTCTTCCCCTCTTTCATCCTTAGAACTTATATTACTAATTAGTGTAAATTTAGGATTAGTCCCTTTATTCCAGCTATCAATTAATAGTTTTAACATTCTACTATTAATCTTGTTCATTTCAATGTTACCATCTCCATCTTTACCTACCATTACAGAATGATTAGTATTTTCACCACAAGTTAGATAATCTTTCATTAAAGCTTTATATTTAGCATTAAAACCAGTTGTTTCTTGAATAAGGTCTCCATTAATCCATAATTGTCCCCATTGACCTTGTAAAGGTTCTAAATCATTCATATATCTCTACCCCTTTCTACATTAAATTAACACTAAAATAAAAATCTTCCATAGCATCAATTAATTGTACATTAATAGTTATAAAGACCTTTTTTCTTGTATTATAATGCTTGATTTCACTCTCAGTCATTTCATCTGTTTTTGCACCTAATGTTTTTATGTATTTTATTTGTGCTTCTAAATCTAAATCTACATTAAATTCGCCAACAATCCCTTGTCCTTGTAAATCTTCTAGGTATTGCCTAATTGCTACAACTAAATTCATTTTATTATTATAGTCATTTCCAGTTCCTGTATAATTATCAGCAACAGTTGTTCTTATGTCATGATCTATTTTGTCCATTATGTCAACTATTTTAATAGTTTTAAAATCTTCTGTTTTATCTTCATCTGTAGTAACTAAACTGTTCACACCTCTACTTAATTTACACTTAAAACCATCGTTTACAATAAATAATTCTCCATTATTTACTCTAGTGTCCATATCAGCTTTACTTAACATTGGTATGTCTTTTATTTTTATATCATTTAATACAAAATAAGTAACACTTTTATCCAGTGGTGTCGTTGCTATGATACTAGCTATTCTACTTGTATAATCAATTCCCTTTGTATCATCCGTGAAGTTAATAATACCTTCATGATCAGATTCGCTATTATAAAGTACAGCTTTAACTTTTATCTTTTTTGCATCTCTCATATCTTTGATAATTGTAGCTATATGCTCTGTATCATCAGTTACATTAGTACAACAATAATTAAAACTAATGGTTTCCAATATACTAGGAATCTTAGTTTTATCAGAGTAAGCTACTATAACTACTTCGCTCACAGGTCTATTACCGTCAAACGCCAACTTACAAAACGACTTATTATCTTCTGTAATATTATCAGGTATTTCTGTTTCAGAAATACAATGTGTAATGCCAACATTTGTTATTTCTTTTATTAGAACACAAACAATCCCTCTTGCACTCTGTCTAATAAAATCACTTGATTTTGCTTTAAAATTAATAAATATTTCGGGCATTCCCATGCGTTATCGCTTCCTTTCTATAATTATCTCTTTCATCTCTTCGCAATTATCTGTTTCTATTTTTTTCTTAGTATAGAAAACAAACTTTAAATTAATTAAGCTTTGTCCATCGCTTTCTGTGATATCGTAATTAAAGCTTAGTTTCTTATTATTTACCTCTAAATAATATTTGCTTAAGATTTCTTCTTCTAATTTACTTATAATGTCCAGCTTCTTTGTAATCTCTTTAAGTTCTTCTGTATTGTAGTCATCTCTACTATTGAAATAAATAATATCTATGTTAAGAGTATTTTTTTGTGTATAATAATTGTCTATCTTATGCGTATTCAATCCAATCTCATATAGAAAACAGGGATAATCTGCTTTCTCCGGTAATTTTAAATAGTTTTCAGAAGTAGGAAAAGTTGTTTTTATGCTTTTTATTAATGCTCTGACAATATCTATTATCTTAACCATCTATATCACCAACTAAATCATCTATCATTTTTTCAGCCTTATTAATAATTTCATCGCTGACCTGCTCCAACGCATCTCTATACATATGTTTGCCATTAACCCATCCTATAATCTTGCCCCCTCGTACTATCTTATGACCATTTTCTATCAAGTTACTATGTGGGGCTTTTTTATAGTCAGGTCTTATAGCAGCATAACCACCTTTAGAGCCTATAACTTTTATTACCCCCTCTTTTAGCTTCCCTGTATTCTCCTTAACAGTAGAATCAATGTTATTTATAACTTTCTCATTCATTAAATCTCCTGCTTCCTCAACTAATTCTTTCTTTTTTTTAGGAAACTTAGTAAGTAAATCATCAAACATTTTATCTAGTTCATTAATATTATCCATCAATAACAACTTCTTTCGCTCTTAACTTTATAATTTTGTTTTTATACTGAATATTATCAGGTGGAGAAATGATGTTAAATATTTTATCTTTCCATTTAATTCTATATTCTCTTGGATCTATGTTGGCAATATATTTTTTATATCTAACTGTAAATACTATTACTCCTTCATAGCCACACTCTTTAGCTTTCCAAAACTCTTTATAACCTAGATTATTTGCATTTGCATAAATAGTATAAGCTTTTTGCCATTCTCCAGTTGTAATACCATCATCATCAATGGGTATATATTTTTCTAATATTATTTTTGTATTTAATTTGCCTGGATTCATTGGACCACCTCAACTGGATAACAATATTCCGCTTGCAATAAAGCACTTTGTATAAGCTGTCTTGTCTTTCCAGTACTAGATTTATCTATATCAAAACTTCTATTTTCATACAAATCACTTAACATTGCTATAGTTGGTATTTTCAGTATTTTCATCATGCCCTCATTTGTACTATCAAAATTAGTAATAGAATTCTTGAAATATTCTTCAATTATTTCAAGGGCTTCTTTTACTAGTTCATTATCCTCTTCGGGACAATCATCTTCTAAACTAATCCATTTTTTAGCCTTGCTAATTTCCATCATTGCCATTTACTCACCTCATATATAGGACATAAAAAAGAACATCTTTTCTATGCCCTAAGTTTTATTTATTAATCAAGTTTTGCAAGTAATATTTTCACTGCTTTAACATCTCCATTAATCTTACCATCAAATCTAAATGCTCCTTTAACCTCAGTTTTATCCTGTCTCCAAGCATTGCCACCAATTTTCGTAGATTCAATAACTAATTCTTTTCTATCATACATAGTATAGAGCAGTTTTAAATCTCCTATAATAAAAGGAGTTCTGTTAGTTCCATTATCATCATAAGTTGCCAAGAATTTAGAAGGTACTTTAACAATTTCTTTATTTAAAAACTTATAACCACTTGCTTTAGTTACATCTTCTTGCAAATAAGGATGACCATTCTTATCTTCTAAACCATCAATGTAATCATAACCGTCTGCATTTGTAAAAATTTTAATATTATCAGTGTCAACTTCATCTAAGTCTTTATTTAATATAGATTTAAATTTCTTTATAGTTGGAGCTGTCTCCATGCTTTCCACTCTATCTTTAAGTTTGCCATCTGCTTTTTTAACATCTGTCATTATCCCCTCTGCAGCTTTAATACCAGTTCCATTAAATACTTGCCAAGCATAAGTGTTTAATTCGTTCTTTGCCATCCACTTAAGAATATAAGCAAGTATGTTTTCAGCACTATCTTCTAGCAATTCGTTTGTAATAGGAATAAATCCAGCATACTTTCTAATAGCATATTCAACTTCTTCTAATTCGGGTTCATGCAATTCTTGGATATCTGCACCCTCATCCACGCTTGCAAATCCTGCAGCTTCTGGTTCATTAGCTTCTTTAACTCTACTACCCTTTAGTACTTTGGTTGGCTCAATATCAACGTACTTTCTAATGTCAAATGCTTTTCTTTGCAACTCAATTATCTTAGTTTTTACATCATCAGGTACTGTAAGACCACCTTTTTCTCCAACACCCTCTTGAATTAAATTCTTAATTTCTCCAAGTTCCTTTTCTGTAGCAATACCAACAATAGCTTTAGCCATTATTTCTCCAATGTTCTGTTTATTTTCTATATCATTAACATCTTGTGTACCAACTGGTTCCAACTGCTTGTTATCAAGTTTATTTTTAGCTTCTGTTATTTCTCTTTCCTCTTTTTGTAGTTCATAATCTAACTTAGCTTGAATTACTTTCATTTCATCACTTTTTGCATTAATTTCATCAGCAGTCACGCCTTCTTTATTCATTAATGTATCCATTTCTTTTTCAAGGTTAAATAACTCTCCTTTTAATGAATCTGATTTTTTCATAAATGATTAACTCTCCTTTTATATTCTATATTTTTTGTTTTTTACCATTAAAGCTTTAGCATTAGCCATGGCAAGACCTATAATGTCATTTTTTAATTCTTCTTTAGCATCTTTATTTATTGGCAAGTCACCTTTTAACTCGTTTCTCATTTTGTCTATTACGGCTTGTGGTAATAAGCCATTGCCATCTAATTCAATAGAAGCGGCTACTTTGATTTCATCTTCAAACATTATAGCGTCAACAAACCTTAGTTCTTTTGCCTGTTGAGCATTTAGCCAAGTTTCTTTATTCATCAATTCAAGTAATTCTTCTCGGTTAATACCAGTCTTTATCATATATGCATTTGCTATACCATGATCTACAGTGTCAAGCATATTACCAACATGATTCATCTGATTTTTGTCACCATCTGCAATTGTTTTTCCATTATGAATCATAATCTGAGCTGTCGGGCTTATTAATAATTTATTTACAGCCATCGCTATGAAAGAACAAGCACTTCCAGCTATTCCAACAATCTTACCAGTAGTATTCCATTTATAGTCCTTTATGCTGGTATATATTTCGCTTCCAGCCCAAACACTACCACCACCACTATTCATAATAATCTCTACCTCTTCACCAGTAGCTTTAGCCAGTGCTTTGTTTACTTTGCCTGGGCTTGTTGCTGGTACATCAAACCAATCGTAAATCCATTGTTGACTATCAGGTATTATAGCTCCTTTGATTTCAATTTTATGTATCATTCTTCACCTCCTTTCTGCCATTGCATGCCTGCCATGCTAAGAGGAATATAATTACCATTTCCTATAAGCTGGTCTCCACCTTCTTTTCTAGATCTATTTTCCATTTCCCTACATTCATTAGGGGTTAATATACAATTGTTAATAGCCGCTGCATATGTATCTATTCTATCCTTGAATGCCCCTCTTAAAATGGCATCCACATTAAAATTAAAATAGTGGTCCTGATTCTCTTTGGAAGTGAATAGCTTTATTGCTAACTCTTGCTCATAATTACTAAGGATAGGTAATAAAGTATCCTTATAAAACATTTCCATCTGAATACCAGCATTCGCAAAATTGCCTTTTTCAAAATCGTTTATGCTTTGAGGATTAATACCAAAGGCAGCACTTATCTGTAAAGCATTGTATTTATTTAACTCCATAAACTGACTATCTACTAATTTACTTGAAAGGTTTTGTACTGATAACCCCATAGGCATAGTGATGAATTTACCATCATCTTCAGCACTGTATGTTTTCATCTCATTTATCAGTACTTTTTTAGCATCTGTATCTAACCCACCAGTATAATGAATGATGATCTTATCAGTTATCATCCCATTCTTAGTTAGGTTAGTAATAAAGCTATTACCATAAAGTCCCCTATCAATGTATTTCTTAAGGATATCTTGAACAGCTAAGCCAACTATGCCTCTACCACCTTCTGTAATCCAGCTCTTAAAGTGTAATATATCATCACTAGGTATTAAGTAGTTATTACTAGTCTTTGAATCAATGTATTGATACCATATAGCTGGTCTACTACTCAATATTTCTGCATCATCCATGTATAATCTAACGGAATCTACTGGTAGAATTTTGAACCCCAAAACCTTTCCTGATGTCTTGTTACGTTCAATATACACATATGCATTACCTCTATGGTTTCGATTTAATTCAATTGTTCCCCAAAAAGTACTTGCGTTCATTAACGAGTTAGGCTGCGTTCTTAATAGATAATTGAGATAATGTTTAACTTTCTCATTTCCATTATCCGTTTCCTTAAATATCTTAAGTGGTAGTTTGCTCATAGCTTCACTAAGAATCTTTAAGCATCTAAAGTATGTAATCTCTCCAATTCTGTCACCAGCTTCAGATACATCTATGCCCAAAACACTAAGAATACGCTTGTCACTAAGTGAGTAGGATTGATTTTTAATATCTTTCTGCCATACTTTACTAAATATACCCATACTTCTCACCGCCTTTCCTTGGGCTACTTAGGTATTTTACTTAATAGCACTCCAAAGAGTATCATAATCAAGCTAAGTATTATTAATCCCCAAAAGGCACTTACAAATAAAAAAAGTGCTGTAATTAATACACCACATCCAAGTATAATTAATATATCATCTATATTTTTTACAATAAGCAAAACTATTTTATTTATAAAACATTTAATGACTTTACCCATCTTTACACCCCCTTTGTTTTTGAAACCATGTCTTAAGATAATCCTCTGTAAGTGGTTGTTTTTGATCTGTTGTTACAAATTCGGTATGTGTAAAGATAAGCACAACAACCATGTCTATTCTCTGTTTATTTTTATTCTCTTTATTAAGCATCTCATCATCTGCTTTTCCTTTTGAAGTGCTAGCATTATTCATATTCCAATCTAAGAGTTCATTCTTAACATGTCTTACTTTACTATCATATACAGCTTTACGATATTCTTTTGTTGCTGGTGATAGGTTTGTATAAGTCTGTTTTAACATAACTACGTCATAATCTAATGATAACCTCTCCATCATTTCCTTTGCATTCATTGGGTCAGTTACTATCATTTCAATTGTACATTTATATTCCTCTTCAATTCCCCTAATATATTCTTCTACAAGAGTATAATTAACCGTCATACCTTTATGAATATCACAATAACCTAGTCTTTTAAACTTCTTATAGTCAATATGCTTTTCTCGTCTGTCTTTTAAACTATCTTCTGGCAAAAATCCATGTGACTTACAGTAATATAGTCCTTCATGTTCAAATTCTATACCTACAGCTGTTAAATCTGTTGTTACAGACATATCGACTCCAACTTTTACATTTTTGCCCTTAATTTTCTCTCTAAATACTGCATCTGAAATTTCACCTTTTTTCCAGTATGTTATATCTAAGTATTTGTTTATCTCATTCGTTTGCAAAAATATATTAAGATTTTTCGTTAGAAACTCTTCCTGCTCACTGGTTTTAACCTTCGCAATTTCTCTATCAGCTTTTATTTCTTCATAATTTTCTTCAATTCTAAGAGGATTAGCTTTATATAATCCTTTGTCTGTCCATGCTTCTTCCTTGGTGCAATAATATAACAAAGCAAATAATCTTTTATTCTCAAGAACATTATTTAAAACTGCTCGGTTATACTCTAATTCCTCTAACATTACTGAATCACTTTCAGCATATGCTGTAGTAGTTTTTATGCAAATTGGATTAAGTACACTTAGCTGTCCTTTTCTCATAGCTTGTATATTATCATTGCTTGTAAATGCACCAACTTCATCTGCTATAAAACAAGCTGGTCTTATTGAGTTGTTTTTATTAGCTTTCGCAGTCCTAGGCATATAATAACTATTAGTAATCAAACACTTAATGATTCCAATCTCACTATCAGATACAAAAAAATGTTTTGCAATGGATGGACTAGCTTGTATTAATTGTGCCATCGCTTTTCTTGTTTCTTTTGCTAAGTCTCGGTCTATGCATATTGAATAAAATTCACTAAAATTTTGTTCCGTTAGCATTAGTAATAATATAATTAATGCAGCTAAAAATGATTTAGCATTTTTTCTTGGAATAAATAAAACTACATCTCTATACCTAAACTTCTTTTTGTTAGTTTTATATCGCCAACCAAATAGAGCCACTATAAGCAATGCTTGAAAACCGCTTAATCCATTTAAAACTTGCTTACCAGCAACAAAACCAGTGGCATAATTGAATAATTTTAATAGATTATTGATCTTTTTTAGTTTCTTTTCATCAAAGTAAAACTCGAAATCATCATTGTACTGTCTTTTATAATAATCTTGTATGAAGATACTACATTGAAGTGTAACCTCTATTGTGGTTAACTCTTTACCTTCCACAACATCTTTAGCATATTCTAAGGCTTTATCTAAAAGTATCAATCTTCATCATCTTCTCTTAGAGCTTGTAATACTGGATCTTCTCTCTTTTCTTTATTTGCTAATGCTAAACTTCCTAATTTTGCTCGACTTTGTGGCGATAATGAAAGTTCATTACAACATCTATACAGGTCTTTTGTATACTTATCTTTTGCACTCATTAATTTATTACTTAACACTGCTGATAAGTTTTTATCAATTGCACTTTCAATGTAATTAAGTCTATCAACAGCTCTACAACAAGTAATTAATATAAAAACATCTAAATTATTAAGTATCTCTGTGTCTGCTAACTCATTTACAATAAAGTTATATATTTCAACTTGACTATTGGTTAGATTTTGAGGGGCTTGTTTAATCTTATCATTTTTCCCTCTTATACTTTCCTCTGCTTGCTGTCTTTCTTCAATTTCTGCTTTTGTATTGTGTCTACTTTGGCTTGAAATAACTTTACATGGTCTGCTCAAAAAATCACCTACCTTTATTTAAAGATTAAAACTTTCATTTTGGGAATTTTATGCGACTGAGAGGGCATCAAGGGTTTTCAGTGAATACCTTAAAACTTTTTTAATACCCCCTACCCTAACGTATATTTGTTTTTATAGTCCTTCAAAAGTTGTTTGAGTTGTTCCTTTTCTTCTTCAGGACAATTAATATGATCTATCCTGTTATGGCATCCATGACATAAAGGAATTAAATTATCTTCGCATAATCTTTTATCCCAATTTTCTCTTAATGTTTCTATATGGTGAACTACATCTGCGAATTCAATTAATTGATATTCTAATAAGCAAACCAAGCATAAGCCATTATGTTTACTTTTAACATTAGAACTCATTTTTTTCCATGACTTACTATTATAAAATTGAGTATACATTTTGTTTTGCTCATTATTCCTTGCTGTCTTATCATATCTCTTGTATCTCTCTTTTCTGCATTCACAGCGTGTACCTATTGGTATCTTCTTTCCACAACTTCCACATCTTGTATACATCGCCATTATAGCTCCTGTAACTCCAATATCTTAGCATTAACCTCTTTCTCTTTCAGTTTAAGCATCTTCTTATCGTTAGTTACCTTATGAGGATCTTCTTGCCACTGTGTTTTCTTTCTGTTGTTAAGAATATACTTTTCAGCAGCTAAGTCTGGTCCTTTATACTTCTCAACGTTATTAATTTCAACAGACTCTTTGACTAATATAGTCTTGCCATCTTCTGCCATTACTTCATTCTTAACCTTAGTAGCAACTTGTTCATAATAGTTATAACCTATTGCATTCTTATATAATGCTTTTTCAACCTCTTGGTTTTTAGCATCTTTACCATTAGCTATTGCTTGCTTAAGTTCTGGTATTTGTGACTTATAGCGCCTAAAAGTTGAATATGCCATACCAAGGTCTTTGGCTATCTCTTTTTCAGTTTTATTTTGCTCAATCCACAATTCAATAGCCTTGATGTTTTCTCTGATTACTTCTTCATGTTTTTTCACTTAAAATCATCTCCATAAAAAGTGAGCACTTAGTTTGACACCCTGTGCTCATTCCTATATTTTATTTAGCTATTTTTTATGCTATTTTAACCTCGTTATCTAATAAAGTGAGGTATGATTTATTTTTTAAAACTACTTCTATATATCCTACTTTTTTTACATCATATACCTCGTTAACTTAAAACGAGGTTTACAACCACAAAAAATATATTTTTCAGTAGGTATGTTTATCCATTGTACCTGCTGATTCTTCTCTCTCAACTTCATCTAATCCTATGTACACTCTAGTAGTTTTTGGTACAGAGTGACAAAATAAGTTTTGCACATAATTTATATCATTATCATGTTCTACGTATTGCATATATCCATAGGTTTTCCTTGGTGTATGTGTACCAATAACATCATTTTCATTTGCTATTTTCAATTTAAGTAAAGCCCTTCTATATACTTTTCCAAGAGAATCTCTTCTAATGTGTCCTAGCTTTGAATTGGTAGGATATATAAAATCACTAGATGGTTTACCATACACGAATTCTTTTAATATATTAATTAATTTGTTGTTAAGGTATACCGTTCTCTTAATCTCTCTCCGTGTCTTTTTCTTTACTGGTTTTTTATTTTTAATTCTACTTGTCATGATATGTTCAACTTTTTCTTCAACTACAATCATCTTTCTAAATTTGATTGCTTTCCTTAGATCATAAATTGTAAGCTTTACTACATCACTACCTCTTAATCCAGTGTTTTGACCTAGCAACCATGTTATGTATGCATTTCTGTTATTTTCTTTGAAATAATTTTGTATTCGCTTTAAATCAAGTGAATCTTTTATTGTTAGAGCTGCATAATCTTTTAATTCATTGCTTTCAATTATTTCACTTCTCTCAACTTCCCTAATTATTCTTAAAGCATTGTCTCTATTTTTTTCGTTTGAGATATATTTTAAAAATAGTTTTTCATCGAACCATTCATTCACATATTATTCACCTACCTTTATGCGTAAGAAAAGCCCCCGCATTTCTGCAAAGGCTTAACTAAATACAAATTTTACTACTATCATATTAACATGGTTTATAAGGCAATTTTAGGCAAGATTTTTATTTTCTTCCTTAATTTGTCTAATGTAGTTATTTAATGTTCTTGGAGCTACATGAATTGCATTAGCTATTTTCCAGTTTGGCATTCTAGGATGTTTAATTTTATACATGATGTATTGTTTTTTTATATCTCCCAAACTATTAATAGTTTTTTCTAATTTATTCCTTTGACCTTTTAATTCAACGAGTTCTTCCTCTAGTTCTTTTATAAAGCTAGTTATTATCTTAATATTGTTGGCTGTGGTAAATATATCTTGCTGGTGCAGTGAAGATTGAACTTTTTCTTGACTATAATCAATTCCTTTTGCATCAGACGGTTTGTATATATTCATATTTTTTTGAAGATCTCTTTTGGCTGTGGTTAATTGGCTACTTTGTACTGCAATACGTTCTGTTATTCTTCTGTATTCTTGTATTATATTTAATTCTATAGTAATCCCTCGCTTTCTTTATCTGCAAATCTCCAATCTTATCTCAACTAAATAGTTCTTTTGTTTGTACTAATGTAATCCATATACTCAAATACTTTCCTTTAGCGATTCAAGTTTTTTTCTTATTACTGTATTCTTATTACAATCTTCATAACTAGCACATTCCTTACAATGTGGAGAATCTGTTTCACCTTCACAATCGCATTGATTATAAAGTTCTATTTGTAGCAGATTCAAATTATGCAATATTGCATCAAGCATTATATTAAGAATTTCTTTATCCTTATTTTTTTCCTTTTTACATCTCACAAGCTCTTCCCCCTTTACAAATCACGAATTGGATTAACTACTTCTTCAAACAAATCCATTGGATTATATTTAGTTTCACCTTGTTTTATTAGATTTTCCTCGTATTTCTTTATTTCCATAGCTATTTTCATCATCTTTAAAACACCTATTTCTTGTAAGTCTATATCTTTTTTAATACCTGTATTACTTGGAGTCATGAATACAATAGCTTCTGTTATATAAAGTGCATTCTCATAAACAGAAAAATCTTCAAATTCCTTATTCACTTCATTTGCAAACTTTCTTCTATTAAGTCTTGGCTTTACTGGTGGTAGTACTCCTTCTTCCCTCATTTCTGCACGAAATCGTTTATTTGCTTCCTTCTCTTTTATAGTCATTCTTTTGTATTTTCTTTTAGCAGCCATTACTTCACTTCCTTCTTTATTCCACTTTAACACGTTTAAAAAAGCTATTTACAAGCTGTTAAAAACGTGTTAAAATTAAATTCGGTATTTTGTGTGACTTTTATAGTCACTCTTTTTTTTACCTACTTTCATAAATTCCCATAAAGCAAGCCATCTTCTGTAATCCTTTCACACTAATATCATCATTATTAGCCGCATTCATATAAACATTAACTGCTCCTCTTATGCCCCATTTAGTAGAATTAGCAACATTGAGCAGATATTCTAATGATTGCTTAGGTATATTTCCAAATATCAATTGAATATCTTCTATTCTGACGTCATTAGTCGATAAAGGATTCCTTATAGCTATACGATTAAATAACTGTGCAAAAGCAGCTTCTTGTATACCGAGTAATTTATCATGTATCTGATGATTACCTATAAGAATAATTCCAATACCTGTTTCATCATAAATACTTCTAACATGTTCAAGTGTCTTATATGGAAGATGCTGTGCTTCATCCAGTATTAGAATTTTATTTGTTCCTTCCAATTTTTCAACAATATCATCATAATATTCATCTTCATTTTTACCACCTTGTAGTCTTAGCTTTCTACATAACTTTTTCAAAAAGGCTTTAGGTTTAGCACATGCAGGTACACAATTAATCTTAATAGCGTCAATATTACTATCCATATAAGCATGAATAGCTTCTGTTTTTCCAATTCCCGCATCACCATAAACTATCCCCATAACCTTCTGTATATGACAATAACTAATAGTGTTTATAACTTTTTTTACAATACTAGTTTCAACAAATTCAATCTTTAATCTTTGAATAAGCTATGTTATAATATTTAAGTTATTAGGAGGAGTTTCATTGCTTATGTTTATTAAGACACACAAAATTGAATTAATTTTAATACTGATTTACATAATACTTATTTGTATGAGTACCTATCCATTTTCTATTAAGTTGCTTACTTTTATCTCTTTTATGGATTACTTTTACATCTACCCCAATAGAAAATGTAATAAAATTTATAAGGTAATTAATATATGTTTAATTTTACTTGCCATAATATTATCAATATATAGTATTCTAAACTTAGTTTTAATCTTGATTCAAAATGGTAAATCATCATCTTCATTTACTGGTACAAAACCGTCTCCAGTTTGAGAACCACCATTTAATTCATTATTAGCTTGATTATTATTTATGCTCTGATAAGATGATTTACTTTCAGCGAAGTTATGTTCTTCAACAATAACTTCTGTGTAATATCTTCTTGTTCCATTATTATCACTTATATGTACTTGTAACCTTCCAACAATAGCTATTTTCATACCCTTTTTTAAGTATTTTTCTACAAAGTCTGCATTCTTACCTAATGCTTTACATATAATGAAATCTGTCTCAGATTGTCCTTGGACCTTATATTTTCTATCTACAGCTAATGTATATTGAGCTATTGGAGTTGGATTAGCTGATCGTGATAATCTATAAGTCGGGTCCTTTGTTAATCTACCCATAAGTATTACTTTGTTCATTCTTTACACCTTCTTTTATGCAGCTTGGTTTATATCTGCTATTTTATTATCAATTTCATCTACTGTACTTTGAACAGAATCAAAATTCATATGTGCATATATTTGAGTTGTTGCTATACTTTCATGTCCTAGAATCCTTTGAATTGTTTCAAGTGATGCACCAGCTTTTAATAATTGCATTGCCCTTCCATGTCTAAATAAGTGTGGATGCACATTCTGTTCAACTCCTGCCCTTAAGCCTAATCTTTTTAGATAATCTTGAATTGACTTAGGTGATAATCTATTTCCCTTTGATGTTATAAATAATGCTTTATTATCATCTGTTCTATTTTCTATATATCTAAGGACCTTCATAGACGCATCTTTTGAAAACATACATTGACGTTGTTTTTGACCTTTTCCAGTAACTATAAATCTTCTATTTACATGATCTAATGAGTTTTTATCTAATTGAGATATTTCAGATAGTCTGCACGCTGATGAAAACATCATAGAGCATAATGCTAAACCTCTTAAGTTCCCTTCATGTTCTAGAAAGCTAATCATTAAATTGTATTCTTCCTCTTTTAAGTAAGGTTTTACTTTCTTTCTAACTTTTGGTTTATCAACCTTTTCTACAGGGTTTTTGATTTCAAGGTCCATATTTATTATTAGTCTTTTATAAAACATGTTAAGGTTGGTATATTTTCTGTTTACTGCCTGTGCTTCATTCTTTCTATCAACTGTGCAGTACATTAGAAAATCCTGTATATCTAAATGAGTAACTTGTAATGCATCTTTTCCCCCAAGCCATTCTAAGTAAACTCTTAGATCATTATTACAAATAGCTTCTATACTTTTATTAGTTAGTCCCTTACTCCTACAAATAAATCTGTATCTTTCTAATAATTTCTTGTTTGATTCTAGTATCATTTTCATTATCTATTCCTCCGATTATTGTTATATATTAATCAATCAACTGCATCTCTTTCATGAATTTAACTTTACGTTCTTTAATATCTTTACCTCTCCAACTAACTCCCTTCATATCAATTGGGATACACATTTCGCTTATACGGTCATATATTCTTGGGACTCCATCAACTAAAAATTTTTCTTTTAATCTTTCTATGGATAAGTTGGTTGTAATTATCAATGGCTTTTTACTTCTACATCTTGCATCTATCAAATGATAAATAGCAGCCTTTCCCCAATCTTTAACATATTCAGCTCCTAAATCATCAATAATCAATAAACTGGCTTGGTTTATATCTCTTATTATTTCTGCTTCTCCATCTTTTCCATAACTTCTGAAACTATCTTGTATCATGTTAATGAAATTAATACTTGATATTGCTATAGCCGATATACGTTTTTTATATAATTCATTTGCTATACAAAATGATAAATAAGTTTTACCTACTCCTACATCTCCACTTATCAATAATCCTTCAGATTTCAGAGTAAATGTTTTAGTATACTCTGTTCCCATTTTTAAAGCATTCTTATTTTGTTCTGTATGTTTCCAATTTTCAAATTTACAATCATTGAATGAATTATCCATCATTGAGTATTTTCTAAGTTTATTAATTCTATTTTGAACATTTTCTTCTTGTTCTAGCTTTTTACGTTGTTCATAAGCTATAGCTTTACATTTGCAATTACATCTTACTTTACGTTTTAGAATATTTGCATCTTTACCATCACCAATTTTAACTTCTATAATTGTTTCTATTGGAGTTCCACATTCTTCACATAATGCAATATCAGATAGTGATTGCTGATTCGTCATATTCTGAGTTATCACTGCTGGTATCACTTGATCTACTTTTTTCACTAACTGTACCTCCTTGATAATTCTCGTCAAGATAATCAATATATCCATTGTTAAAAAATGTACTTCCATGCTTTATGTATTGCTTAGATATATTGTTCTCTTTAATTTCTTTAATATATCTATTAATGCATCTTTCTAATTGTTTAACACCAAATGTTTTAATTAACTTGGGAAGTTTTTTAATTGCAGTTCCTTTACCTTTTTTATTAGGATATATAGACCATAATAAATCTATATCATTCTCTAACTGTCTTTTATCTATCTCTATATCTATCTCTTTCTCTATCTCTATCTCTGTGTTACATATTGTTTCGTCAGTGTTACATTGTAACAACTTTTGTTTTGCTCTATGTTTCCTTACTCTAGCAGCTGTAGTTGTCTCGCTGCCAATTAATTCTTGCATAGCTGTCATATAGACAGTTTCATCATCCCATACCTCAATTAATTTCATATTTGATAGAGCCTTTAATGTAAAACTGACCATAGTAACATCTTCATCAAGTAATAAAGCTAACTCTTCTTCTTTACTTGGCATGATCTGTTCATACTTCAATATCCCTTCTGTTTTTAAGCTTTTTAATTGCATCTTAAGATAAACAATTACTAATTTATCTCCTTCTGGTAGTTTTCTAAGTGCTTTAGTGTATTTTTCTTCAAAGAAATTGTCTTTTAATTTCAACCAAAAGTACTTTTTACTTTCTGACATATTTTCACCTCGTATTAAACTATGAAGCTTGTATTTATATTTGTTTTATGATATTATTTACTTGAATTTATTTAGTATTGCACCTTAATATTTGGTGCTTTTTTTATGTTATAAAATTTGGAAATCTCAATAATAGCTTCAATCTCAGTTAGCTCTTTTGCAAAGTATTTTTGAAGAATATAATCTAGTGGTGTTCCTTTTAACTCTTTCACGTCTTTTCCTCCTGTTTTTTCGCCAATAATATTTTATATTTATAACAACTAATACTATGAAAAATTCAATAGCTATACTAGCTAGAAAACACCAAAATATTATGTACCAAATAGGATTAGTTTCCACAAGATCACTCCTTATCTTTAGCAATTTCAGTTTCTTTTTCTATAACCTTACCACTGACTACTGCTCCACAATATTCACATCTGCATAGGTTAACCATTGCAGTTCCATAGTTACCACATGTACTACACTTGTATTCGTACAAATCTCCACTAAACATTTATTTAGCCCCTTCCATCAATATATTTTGTACCTCTGCCATGTATAAATCCGTTAAATACGTCTTTACTTCAATGAGTAGTCCATTAGCATTAATAGAATTTAAATCTACATCAAACCCTTTACTATACCTTTTATTTTCAACCCATCCATTTTCATGTACTTGTACAGATAACTGATTTACATGACCTGAATACTGAAAGAAAACATTATGATCAGTAGCTCCATTAACTAATAGGGCAATCCTCGTAATCTGATCTATTAATAAAATAATTTCCATATCTTTATTTTTCATAAAATCCTCCTAACTTATATTTGCTACTCTTAAACCTCTATCAGTAGAGTTTATTATTCTAGCTTGCTTATATCTTTTTTTAGCCACTTGATATTTAGCATAGATTATATCTATATTGCTGTTATACTCAGTCAAATATCTCCAGCCTTTCTTGGTCCTAATCTGTACGCAATAATCATTTTTAGCGTACATTTCTATTCGCTCCCTTCTTAGTCTTTTTATTTCCAAATTTCATGGCTCGCTTTTCTTGTCGATTTCTAGCTGTCATTTTTACAGCTTCTTTGGCTTGTTTAATCCAAAAGGTTTCATACATGGTTTATATCTCCTTCCATAGTTGTTATGGCTAACACCTACTAAAGTATCTTTTTGTATTGTTTCCCGATTGCTGATATAATTATGTCGAAAGGGGGTGTAAATTCATGTTAATTACCACATATAAGTTAATAGACAAAGCATATAAAGGCGATATAATAATTGAATCACCTGGACAATTACAAGTATCTGGTATGGCTAATAGTAAAATTTATGTACACATGGGCTCTGAATTAGTGGTTGATGGAATGATCAATGGAGACATTTTTATTGAAAATAATTCCGTTACATCTATTAATGGTACAGTCAATGGCACAATAATAAATCATGGTAGATTACATATTAATGGTACAGTTAATACGATTCATAACTACTCTAATGATTTTTTTATTGACCAAAATGCTATTATTAGAAATAATTTTATTGATCATCGGAAGTAGAATTTGTAATAAACGTGTTGATAATATTGTTTGTACCTAGCGAACTCATTATTGCTTTTACTTCCTCCAAAAGTCTTAGCAAGTGAGTCGCTTTTTCCAACGCATTATCAAGTTCTGATGTGTTAACTTTAATTTCCATAGTAAGCTTACTCTTTTGATCGTTGCTCATAGATTTTACCTTCCTTCCTAAATTGATCTTTTGTTCAATAACTCTTCAACAATACTTATTCGTCTTTCCCATCTGTCACGCTCTTCACATGCTAGAGAAACATTCATTCTAGCCCTAGAACGTCTTTTGGGAGTAGTGTTATACATATCCATGTCCTTTAGCTTTTGACTTTCTTTTTGTACCTTTTTTTCTGCTTTCTCTAATTCTTTTTGGAGATTCTTTTTTGTGTATCCAAGAATAAACTTAAATTCTTGTTTATCCTCTGTCTTTACTGGTTGCCACATACCACTCATAGCTTCTCCTTTCTAGGCTACTTTATATTTAATAACCATTTCTTTATTACTCTTGTCCCTTTCCCGACTAATATGTTATTATTATGTCGAAGGGGGTGTTATTATGGCTAAATCCTATGAAGAATTAGCTACTGAAATTACTGTAGCATGGCTAAAAGCAACAGGTGAATCATTATCATCTGGTCAATATTCAACAGATGCCGTAAAAGAACTTATGCTTAAACATGAAAACATTGAAAAAGTGTATACTACAGCAATAAAGTCTTTACAAAATAGTTTTAATTAAAATTGATATTTATGATCATTTAAGCATTTAACAATATTTTGAATCTCATTTGCAATAGGTACAACTCCTTGAAGTGGTCCAGACTTCATTATTCTTTCCTGTGCCTGTTGCAATGTTCTTATTTGATTCTCTAACGCTTCCCTGTAATCCATTTTCTTGTTAGTATCTAATTTTAAATCGCTACACTCTTTACAAAAAAGGCTTGTCCCTGCAAAATCTACATTGTCAGCTAAAATTCCTTGTAAGGTATCTTCATCAAGGTTATGTTCCTTACCACACTTTGGACAAACAGAATAAAACTCATCACTATATACCTCTATTTTCATTTCAATACCGTTTATTTCTTTTTTAATATAAATCATTATTATTCCTCCTTCTAGGCTACTCCATACTTAATAGCCATTTCTTTTACTATGGTTATGTAGATTTCTTTTAGTCTGGTGTCGTTTGCGATTACATCAAGATAGTTCAATGAATCTGCTTTACTTCTAGCCATACCATTACTTAATGCTCGTCCACGTAAATTATCTAATCTAATTTTCAACTTACATTTTCCTCTAGCTTCTAGTGCTTCATATGCCTTAGTTTTAGGTGTCTTATAGTCGCCTATCTTATTAGAAATCTTATTAAGTAATTTTTGAGTCATTACTCTCCATTCTTCTTTGGGATTGATAATAATTACTTCTCTCATGTCCTGTAAATCTGCTTTAAGTTGTTTATTCTGTAACTCTACCTTTGCCACTCCGTCAAATATCTGCTTAAACATTTGTAATTCTGGGCTTAGCTTAGAAGTTTCTATCTGTGCTTGTCTCACCCTAAAATATGTATCCTCTAATTCTTCGTATACTTCCCATGCTTTATTTGTATCTAAGATTTTAGCGTGTCTTAATGCTCCTTTTTCTGTCCAGAGGTAGAGTTTATTTACATTGTTTGGCACGAGGTCGATGTCATCTACTTCGCGTTTAAAAATCCTCAAGTCTTCTCCTGTCAAGCAATAATAATGTTTGCCTTCGGTAAATCTACTTTTATGATTATTAAAATTATCCTTAATGTTTTGTGTGTTAGCTTTGTAAACTTCTGCTAATTGTTTAGTTGTTAAGATTCTTTGCTTTCGGTGTTCAATAACTGTTAAATTATTCATTTAATCATTCCTTTCTCATTATTTGTTATTGCTTGTCTCTTTCCCGATTTTTTGTTATAATTATGTCAAAGGGAGGTGTACATATGACTACAGCTTTAATCAGTTTAAAATCAAAACGATTTGTCGAGATTGATGATTTACAGTCAATTAATAAATTAAGTCCTTTTGATTCTTCTGTTACAAAGATAACTGATTTTGATAATTACCACCTAACCAGTGGTCAAAATTTAACGTTTGTTGGACAATCAAAAACTGTTACATTAAATTCAATTGTCATCTAATGAAATAGAGACAATTGAATTTAATGTAACAAATTAATTGATTTCAACTTCTAAAAGAGTGCAATGGCAGTTGTGCTCTTTTTCAATTTTTCTAATTTCTTTTACAGCATTTTCTAATTCTGCTACTGTACTAACAGAAATTTTTATTTTAATTTTCATATCCCATGACCTCCTTTCTTAATTCATCACCCTGTTAACGAGTTCCATAAAAACATCTTCAAAATAATGTGGTTGTACTTCCCTTTGGTTATGTGGACTAATTAAGTTCTTGCCATACAACAATCCTTTCTTAGTTAACTGCTTGTACTTCTTAGGCTTACCACCTTTTTTACTAGATGGTCTTGTTTTTTCTTCTAAGTAACCATCTTCCATCAAGAGGATATTAAATTTGCCAGTGCTAATATTTACATTATTTTCTTTCAACAGTGCTGTAGCAGACTTGGTTATTTTTTCCTCTGTATATACTGGTAAAAAAGATGTATCTACTCCATAGGATTTACATACCTTGTTATACATTAGAATTCTACTTGCTTCGTTCACCTTTAGGTCATCTGCTATGAATTTAGCTCCTTGTAGGGTGTCTATGTATGGTACTGCAATTGTCTGTAATGCTTGTCCCTGTTCTAGCTCATGGAAACGATTAATATATGTTGCTGTAAATATCGCTCCTTTTTGTCCAGTAAGTTTGTGAGCTATGAACTCACAACCTTTTTTGGTTATGTTGTAGCATTTGTATGGTTTACCTGTACCTGCTGTATAACTACTTTCTTTGAAGAAATCATCAGAATCCAATTTTGGATTTTGACTTAAATAGATGATATAATTGTCAATATCCCTAATTAAGTGTGCGTGTTGCTTGTCTACCATTTCAGCTACTTCTCTGCTGTCTAATGTTTGTTGGTTTGATTCTTTTGTTATTAATTCGTTCATTGGTTTACTCCTTTCTCATTTATCCTTTAATTTATATCCAATAACCTTGAGCATTTTTTTTGTTATTTCTGTCTTTATTTCTTCTGTTATTTCTATCTCTTTACCTGTTCTTGGGTCATACATTGCACTTTCAGCAGTCCAACCATTCGATAACTTGTATGTATTCATTCAATATCACCTCTATTATATGTATATGGGGAATGCTTGTTCGTGTTGACAAGTTTCATTTTTAATACTATAATAGAGTTGCTTTATGAAACGTGTTCATCAAAAAAAATATTTAAATTAAATGTTGGGTATGCTTTATGAAATTTTCTTATAAAATTGTAACTTGGTGTCCTGTTGCCAGATTCAACTAATTTATAAATAGATTCAGAAACACCAATAACACTAGCCATTTGTTTTTGAGTTTTCTCTAAATCTGTTCTATAATTTGCAAGTTGATAGATAGGTCGTTTTTTGTGTTGCATTATGTAATCACCTCCATTTATATTTATGTGTTGTTTTTGCAACCTTGTAAGTGTATTGTACTACAATATGAAACTCATGTCAATATATTTACTCTACAACGTTTCATAATGAAACTTTAAAACGGAGGTATGTTATGAAACTTTTTGGTGAAAGGCTAAAAACTTTAAGAATTGAAACAGAAATTGGACAAAAAGAATTAGGTGAAATGATAGGAAAATCAAGGAGTACTATTGCTAATTATGAAAACGGAAGCCGAGAACCCAGCTTTGAAATACTTGTAAAAATATGCTCAATCTTTGACGTATCGGCTGATTATTTACTAGGTAGAGAAGCAAAAAAAATAACCAAAGACTATAAAATAACTACAATAGACGAACATGAATTAATAATTGAAAAGCATGGATTAGCTAATTATTCAGTTATAAAAATGAATGATTTATATGTTATAATTAGTGATAGTGAAACAAAAAGTGGAGATTTAGTTTTGATAGAACAAGAAGGCTATCAGTTTAAAAGAATTCATAAATCTGAAACTGGTTTAATATTACAATCATTAGAAGATAAAAATGATGTAGATTTTTATTCTTTGGATGAATTAAGTAAAATTGATATACTTGGAAAAGTCGTTGAAACAAGGAAAATATATTAAAGGGGTTTTTGTATATGGAAAGAGCTGCACTGTATATAAGAGTAAGCACAGAAGAACAAACTGAATACAGCCCAGATGCACAAAAGAAACAATTAATAGAATTTGCAAAAAAGAATAATTATATAATTGATTATAACCACATATTTATTGATGAGGGCATATCAGGAAGAAAAGCAGAAAAAAGACCCGCTTTTATGAGAATGATAGGTACAGCCAAAATTAAACCTAAACAATTTGATGTGATTCTTGTTCATAGATTCGATAGGTTTTCAAGAAATAGAGAAGATTCAGTTGTTTATAAATCTCTTCTTAGAAAAGAATGCGGTATAAAAGTAATAAGTATTACAGAGCAGTTAGAAGATGATAAATTTTCTATTATTCTTGAAGCTATGCTTGAAGCCATGGCAGAATACTACAGTCTTAATTTAGCAGATGAAGTTAAGAAAGGTATGTTTGAAAAAGCTAATAGAGGTGAGCATTCTGGTACTGTTCCTTTAGGATATAAATTGATAAACAAGAAGTTAGAAGTTGATTTCAATTATTGTAAGATAATTGAAAATATATTTAGTTTATTTGTTGATAAAGGCTATTCAATATTAGATATTAGTAGGTATCTAAACAACAATAATATAAGAACTAAAAATAATTCTCTCTTTACAACAAGAACTTTAAGATATCTATTGCAAAACCCTTGTTATTACGGCGCTCATAGATACAACTATCGGGTAGGAACTAAGAATATTCCAAACAGCAAGAATGATTGGATAATAATTGACAACACACATGAGCCTATTATTTCTAAAGAATTGTGGCAAAAAGCACAAGATAAACTATACACAACAAAACTATTATCCCCTAACAAAAAACAAGCTCAAAAATATTGGTTGAGTGGATTATTACGATGTAAACATTGTGGGGGGAGTATGTCATCAAATATTATTAAAGGTAAATACGTAACATACTTCTGTAATAATAGAAAAAACGGAAGCTGTAAAACTCCAAATAATATCAGTTTAAGAAAATTAGAAAAACTAGTTATTGAAACAATGGAAAATGATTTAAAACGAGGAATAGTTGATGCTGAAAGAATATCCGATAAAAACGGTATTAGTGAATTAGAAATATTAGAGATTGAACTTAAAAATGTCCAAAGAAAATATAAATTAGCTAACAAAGCTTTTCTTGCAGAAATTGATACCTTAGAAGAATACAAAGAAAAAAAAGAAGGAATAAGAAAAGAAGAAAATATCATAATTGATAAGATTAAGGAGCTGAATCAAACCACTACTCCTGACTTTGATATGTTAGAATTCCAAAAAAATATAGAAATGCTAAAATCTAATAAAATAACCCAACTTGATAAGAATAAAATTATCAAGGAATTTGTATCAAGAATTGTTATTAGCTCCCAAGAAAAATATATAAAATTACATTATTATTATATGGGGTAATAAACAACATGGTCCTGCATGTTTAAGTCTATACTGGATAAAGTAGATAGTTTTTAGATATAATGATAATCCAACAGCCATACATCCGTCGTCAAGATCAAAGTCTATAACTTTTGCTAATCCTTGGCAACCAATACCTTGGCGTAATTCATTATTTCTATCAGGTCCCTCAACAAATCCTAGATAATTTATACAAGGAATACATTCTTTACACTCTCCATAATATGAAACACCATATGGAGCATATAAATCAATTGTTATTGATGGTGGATTCGTATCATCATCACAATGTGGAGAATCTTTATCTGGGAGATATAGTGCTTGGAAGCATTCTTCTGCTAATACTCTGCAATGTCTGTCTAATAATTTTGCTGCGAATCTAACTTTTAGTTTAGATAATGTAACTCTAACGCAGTTAGGTCTTTTAGGTAAAGTTTCAACACATGAACCATCAATCTCACCAATACTAAAATCAATATCAATAACTTTTAATTCAATAGCTTTAGTACATGGATTTTCTTCAAGTAAACATTCTGGTATCTTTATTTCTCTACAAAGATTAATACCGCATTCGTCAAATACTACTGGAGCAACACAAGTCAATAACTTAGGTTCACCTAATAGTCAAAGGAACACACATCAATCATTTCTATAATAGTTTATTTGGATTGTTTTTTTAATTACATCCACTTCTATCTTATCTATAAAAGAACTATATATTTTATTTCTAATAGGAATTGGATATTCATTAGTAGTAAATACATTGTGTAGTAGTATACTATTTTCTTCGTCAAAAGAAATACTGCTTATATTTTCTAATTCCTTCATAAGGTTTCTACGCTCTTCACTTAATCTTGATTTATTTACTTTGTACTCCTCAATAGAATCAATGTCTTCAATATAAGCTTTTTTAATCTTATTGTACTTATTGTCTAATTTATTCAATTTACCCAAAATGAATTTTCTTTGATTGTTCATATATATTTTCTTATGTTTTGTAATGACTAATACATTATTGAAATCTTGAACCAATTTATCTTCTATCATTTTTTCAATCAAACTGACTCTAATCATTTTTCTCTGTAGACATGCTCCTTCAGAACTTTTTCTGCATCTGAAATATGAATATCTTCTTTGATTATTTTTATATACCATACTTCCTTTACAATAGGCGCATCTAATTAAACCCGACAAATAATGGCTATATTCATTGGAATGATTGATCTTCTTAGTTTTTTTCATCCGTTCTATCTTTTTTACCGCTTGATGGTATATATAATCATCAATTATCTTTTCGTGGTCACCATTTGAAACTATCCATTTCTCTTCATCTTTTAGTACACCATTTTTATTTTTCCTGTTCCACCTTACAATACCAACATAGAATGGATTCTCAAGAATATATTTTATTGATTTACTTTGAAATAATCCATTATTCTTGGTACGATATCCCATATTATTAAGTGTATTTGCTATATTAACATAGCCCATATTATCATTAACAAATTTGTTATAGATTAATTGTACGATCTCTTTTTCATCATCATCAACAATTACTTTACCATTGACAAATTTATATCCTAGAGGAGGTCTTGTTTGCATTTCTCCCCTTTTCGCTTTTTCCTTCATACCTTTTTTTACTTCATCTGATAGATTCAGTGAATAATATTCCGCCATAGCTTCTAGCATACTCTCAAGGATAATTGAAAATTTATCTTCCTCCAACTGTTCTGTTATACTGATAACTTTTATATTACAGTCTTTTTTTAAAAGTGATTTGTAAACCACACTATCTTCTCTGCTTCTAGCGAATCTATCAAATTTATGGACCAAAATAACATCAAATGGTTTTGGTTTTTCTTTTGCCTTCTTAATCATGGTCATGAAAGCTGGTCTTTTCTCAGCTTTTCTACCTGAAATCCCTTCATCTATAAATATATTACACTCAGGTATATGTATATTGTTTTTTTTGGCATATTGCATAATTGCATTTTTCTGGGCACTTGGGCTATATTCTAGCTGTTCACAAGTACTAACTCTTATATAAGCTGCACCAATAACTTGTAATCACCTGCAATATATTCTTCTTATTATATTCTATTTTACTTTTTACTACTTTATTATTATATTCACGCAAACTATTAGGGCTGTCTGTTTATATACAGACAGCCCTTACAATCTATCTTTCCACTATTATGGCAGTTCCTTGACCTCCACCAATACATAATGTAGCCAAACCTGTTTTACTTTCACGTTTTATCATCTCATATATTAGAGTCACTAATATACGTGCTCCTGATGCACCTATAGGATGACCTAATGCGATTGCTCCTCCGTTAACATTCACTTTTTCTTTATCCAAACCTAAATCTCTTAAAACAGCTATGGATTGTGAAGCAAATGCTTCATTGGCTTCAATTAGATCAAGGTCATCAACTGTCATTGAAGCTTTTTCTAGAGCTTTTTTAGTAGCTGGTACTGGAGCATAGCCCATTATGCTTGGATTAAGTGCCGCTGATGCATAAGATTTTATAGTAACCAAAGGTTCTATACCTAATTCTTCTGCTTTTTCTTTAGCCATAACTATAAGCATAGCTCCACCATCATTGATTCCTGAAGCATTTCCAGCTGTGACAGTACCTTCTCTATCAAATGCTGGTCTTAACTTACCAAGTTTTTCTATGCTCATACCATGTTTTGGAAATTCATCTTTATTAAATATTACAGGATCACCTTTGCGTTGAGGTATTACTACTGGGACTATCTCATCTTGGAATCTATCTTCTTTTTGGGCTTTTTCAGCTTTCAATTGACTGTTAAGAGAAAATTCATCTTGTTCTTCTCTTGTTATTTCCCATTGTTTTGCAACATTTTCAGCTGTGATTCCCATATGATATTTATTGAATATATCTGTTAATCCATCATTTATCATTGAATCAACAAGTTCACCATTTCCCATCCTATAACCCCATCTAGCTTTTGGTATCAAATATGGTGCATTACTCATACTTTCAACACCACCTGCAAGGACTACATCTGCATCTCCAAGCATTATGAATTGTGCAGCCATACTTACAGTCCTAAGTCCAGAACCACAAACTTTATTGATTGTAATAGCAGGTGTAGTTTCTGGTACATCCGCACCAATCGCAATCTGTCTAGCAGTATTTTGTCCAAGCCCTGCTGTTAAGACATTACCTATAAGAACCTCATCAATGAGCTCTGGTTTTATTCCTGCTCTTTCAATTGCGGCTTTTGCTGTAACCACCCCTAGTTCAACAGCTGAAAGCTTAGCTAAACTACCTCCGAATTTACCTATTGGCGTTCTTGCTGCACCTACAATCACTACTTCTCTCAT